TTCTTACAACGTCCTATTTTTATTCCAATTAAATTTACAATGATCGACTTTTCTGTATCAGGAACAGGTAGTGTTTATAGTGTTAGAGCAGTTCCAATGAGCGAGTCGGGATTGTCAGACAATATATCTAAAATTAAAACTCCAATTAAAGCTACCGGAACTCTTGTTCATGAAGTATTAGAAACTTCAGTTTCTTCGGTTACAGGAGGAATGAATTCTCAAATTGAAGCACTAGAAGATGCAGAAGCAATTAGTGGGTATGACCGATATGTAATTACATTTCCAAAAACAAGGAGATCTCTTGTTGAAGCATTAGGTGCTAATGTAGTTGAAGAATCTGCATTTACAACTACTGTTGAAGAAGCAATTGCACAACAAAAAGGATCTACTCAGCCGTTAGATGGCAGTACATATCAAGCTGATAAATTGAATAATGTATCTGTACGCCCTGCAAATTCTACATATGCAATTTTAAAAACATATGCAGAAGATGAAGAGCAAATGAATGAAATTGGTCTAAGTCCTATTAATACAAGCACTAATGTAGGCGGAGCACAGCAAGAAGCAGAACCTGCAGCAGCAATAGATCCCGATACAGGAAAAGTTGATGCATCGTCACAGGCAGCACAATCAGCAGATAAAGCAAGAGACTATCAATTTGGCCAAGGCGAAAAAATTACTAAAATTATTGAAAAAATAGTTAACCAAAGTGATTATGCAGCAGAAAAGTCAACTGAGGGTGCTAAAAACGGATTAAACAAATGGTACAAAATTGATACACAAGTTTTTATAGACGCCAACGCAGATACTGAATTTCAAATGGGGCGCCCACCTAAAGTTTATGTTTATTGTGTAGTGCCATACGAAATTGACGAAGCACACGTATTATCAACTAACCAAAAACCTGCAAATACAGAAGGTCTAAAAAAAGCTGCTGCAAAAGAATATAATTATATCTACACCGGCAAGAATGAAGATGTGTTAAATTTTGATATTAATTTTAATCAAGCGTTCATGCAGACAGCATTATCTAATTTTGGTATGAACAAAGGTGGAATGCAAACCGACAACCATAAAACTAGTACTGCTATTACAGATGTTGAAACAGGCGCGACTCCGCCCAAAGAAACAGACATTTCTCAAAAAACTGAAGCTGGCGCACCTGTTGAACAAGCAGCAGCATTGGCTACAGAAAGCGGAGGAACAGTAAATCCGGATATTAGAAGGCAAATTGCTGAAATGTTCCATGATAGGATTACTAATATGCCACTAGACATGGTTACTGCTGAAATGGAAATTATGGGAGATCCTTTCTTTATTCCACAAGAAACGGGCAACTATGTAGCGGAGCAAGGTAGTCTACCAAATGCAACTGCTGACGGAACAATGACATATCAACAAGCAGAAGTATTTTGTGTAGTTAATTTTAAAACACCATTTGATTATCAAATAAAAGGTGCAACTATGGAAATGCCTACAGTAGTTCCGGGCTTTAGCGGATTGTTTTCTGTATGGGCAGTTACTAATAGATTTTCAAGAGGACAATTTACCCAAACCCTTAAATTAATTAGGCGTAGAGGACAAGACGATCCAGCAACTACAAATAATAAAGGATTTATAGAAACTAATCCCGATGCAAACATTAAAGAAAAACCAATAGTCATGGAAGGCGACCCAGGAAATCCAAACCCGCCAATTCTTCCAGAAGGTGATGCATATGATAATGCAGTTTGTAAGGATAGCGAAAAACGGACATTTGGATTTGATGATATAATTAAATTAATTCCGGCATTAGATTTTGATATACCTGAAATACCAATAGATATTATTCCTAGTAACTTACTAGATATAGAAATACCAGACTTGTCTGCACTTGGAGCTAATTTACCTAACTTTGATGAAATTGCATCACAAGTGACAGCATTTGATGTTAGTGCATTAGCACCTGCTATCCCTGCTATACCTGCTGTTCCTGGCATACCAGGACTTCCTACACCTTCTATTCCGGCATCAGCTGCAAATGCAATAGATACTGCTATTTCGAATATTAGTAGTGCTGTTGGAGCCGGCGGCAACACCGGTCCTGTCGGAGTACAAGGATTCGGCGGCACATGGCAAGGCGGAGCTAACCCTGTTACTTCAGTCAGCAACGGCGCATCTACCTCATTAACTCAAAATGTTGATGGATCAGTAACAGTATCATCTACAAACGCAGCTGGACAAACAATAGGTTTTACTGGTAGCTCTGCTCATTTCCAAATTAACGGACAGCCGTTACCAACAACTCCTGCTGTATCGTTTAGTCCTGCTAATCCTAATCTAACAACACCTGGATCAGTACCCGGTGGCGGCAGCATTACTGGATCACCGCCGGACCCAGTATCGGAGGTTCCTAACCCAGCACAAATTGTTAATCCAGCTCCACAAGAAACTCAATCAAACGATGGATTAACCTTTGGAGGTACCGGAGGCGTTGGTTCGCAAGGTGACCCATACGGATCCACCGGCAGATAAGTATAAAAAAGGAATATTAATGCCATACCAAGATTTAGCTTATGATGCAGTACAGGACGAAGACGTTCAACAAAAAGGTGCTTCGGCACCTGCAGAAAACTTCACTAATGAAGGTCAGTATTGGCGCGACGAAAATAATATTATTACATATCTAACCTATGACGAATTTATTGCAGATACTGACAGTGTTGCAATACCCTTAACATCAGACACAGTACCGCCAATTATAAGGGTTGTAAATGGCGAACCGTATTTTAAAATGAAAAATAGATTCTTTGTAGCATTTGGCTCTACAAATGGAAATACTATTCGTACTTTGTATGAATTTAATGCAGATAGATATTATAACGAAGGCGGTCAGTTACCTATTCAACCGCTTAACTCTGTAAAATGCGGCGAGTATAAAAGTATTCCAATATTTGAAGCAGATCCAACGTCTAGTAACGAACGACCTGACAAAGTAGTTGCTATGACAACAAGTGAAAACGGTACAGAAACTACAACAACTACCAGTGAAGCCGGCGGAACAGAATCTAGTACCGGCGCTGCTACTGAGACCCCAGACGCACCGAATACTACTACCGAAGACACAGGTACATCAGTGTCTCCAGAAACTGTAAGTACCGATCCTCCTCCAGGAGCAGCAACTGGCAATAGTTACACTTATGGAATAATGAGAGCTGGATATGATCGATACGATTTTAACACTGGAAAAAAGGTAGTTGATTCTAAAACATATTCGTCTACGGACCCAATAATATCACTACCAACTCCGGTACCAGACATTCCACCAGTAGGACCACAATAATGACAAGTTATAAAAGATCTCGACATACTGACAGTAAGTTTTCAGATTCTGGTCCATACGAAGCAATCGTAGTAAATAATCTTGATACAAAGTATATGGGCGGATTGACTGTTGAACTTTTAAAATATACTTCTGCTGGAGGCACACCAGAAAGAACAGGACAACTATTAAACGTAAAATATCTTAGCCCGTTTTACGGAATAACACCAAATACTGCACTTACACCGAACGAAGGATATCAACATACGCAAAAGTCTTATGGTATGTGGATGGTACCTCCTGATATAGGAACAAGAGTCCTAGTAATATTTGCTGAAGGCAATGTTAACTTTGGATATTGGATAGGATGTATTCCAGCTGATTATATGAACTTTATGGTACCGGATGGCAGAGCTTCAACGGAAAAAACAAGACAGCCTGATCTTCCTGACAATTTAAAAGGACGCAAACTCCCAGTTGGCGAATATAATAAACTAATTGAAGACGGCGCATTAATTGATCCTACATTATTTGAAAAACCATACAACAAAGATTTTACTGAAACATTAGAAGTGCAGGGATTGTTGAACGATGAAACTCGCGGAACAACAACTACTAGTGCTAGACGAGAAATACCTAGTATGGTGTTTGGCATAAGCACTCCTGGTCCTAAAGATTATAGAGACGGATCTCCAACGTCTGCAATTGGTTCTGCAAAACAAAAGATCTCAGTTCCTTCTAATAGATTAGGCGGAAGTTCGTTTGTAATGGATGACGGTGATGACAGATTTGTACGTGCAACACACGCCGAAGAAGGTCCTCCTATTTACAAAAATGTAAAAGAAACCACAGAAGGAGATCCTACAATACTACAAAACGAATTACTTCGTTTGAGGACTAGAACGGGCCATCAAATATTGATGCATAATAGTGAAGACTTAATTTACATTGGCAATGCTCGCGGTACTACTTGGATAGAAATGACTAGTGACGGTAAAATTGATATTCATGCACAAGACAGTGTTAGTATTATGACTGAGAATGATCTTAACGTTACTGCTGAACGTGATATTAATTTAGAAGCTGGAAGAAATGTTAACATAAAAGCTACAGGCCGGTACAATGATGGTAGTGCAACTGATAAAAATAGTTTTGATAATGGCAGGGTGCAAATAGAATCAGCATATAATTATAATTTACATGTTGGTGCTGACAGTAAAGTTACTGTTGGCAAAAATCACAACATCAAAGTTAAAGAAGAACAGTATATTGAAACAGGTAGTAACTTACATCTTAAAACAGATCAAGATAATAGACTATCTGCAGGAGCTTACACGCATATTAATAGCGTCAAAGAACATAGGGAAACCGCAACATATATCCATATGAATGGTCCTACAGCAGCAATAGCAAATCCTGCTTCAGAAGTTGTTGTTTTAGGAACAGTTGCATTACCTAGAATTAAGCCCGGCGGCGTAATTGAAGAATATGAAAGTATATTAGCAAGATCTCCACAACACGAACCTTGGCCGCATCACGAAAACATGGATCCTTTATCATTTAAAAAATCAGAAACTGATAGGGAATCACCAGGAGGATTACCTTCTGCTAATAGGATTTTAACACCTGACACATTCTTTAAAAATATTGGAGGAAGAAAATCAAGTGCATATGTTGCAGGCTCAGGAGGACAAATAACTACAGGAGTTACAGCAAATGCATTATCAACAAATGTTGATGGAGAGCCTATAGGGTTTGTCGGTAGTGATGAATATGCCGAAAGTCCAGACTTTACTGGCGTTTATGATTATGACGGATTTTCAGGATTAGGTAAACTAAGCAGCAAATACGAATCAAAAGACGAACCAGCCGCAATTGGGTACGACAGAACCGGCGGATGGAGTTATGGTACATATCAAATAGCTTCAGCAACAGGTGCTATGGGCAACTTTATTAAATTCTGTCAAGCAGGCAGTTTTAGTGACCTAGGAAAATCACTAATGACTATAGGCGGCGAAAACGCAGCACGAGCAGGCAGTGATACATTTAAACAAGGTTGGGTAGCAATTATGGCCGATAGTGCCAATGCCGAAGCTCAACATGCATTTGGTGTTGAATTATATTTTCAACCATCTGCTAAACGTATAAAACGTGCAACTGGAGTTGATGTAGTAAAACGATCTAAAACATTAATGGATGTTGTGTGGTCTACAGCAATACAACACGGCGAAGGCGGCTGTCAAAGAATATTTGAAAGAGCAATTAGAAATACAGGAGCAGAGAATCCGTCAGATAGAGGTATAATCAAAGCAGTATACTTAGAAAGAGCCGCAGCAAACGGAATGAAATATTTTGGAAAAAGTAATTCTGGAGTAAGAAAGTCCGTTGTAAACAGATTCCGCAACGAAATGGCAGATGCATTTAAGAGTCTACAAGACGAAGTAGAAGCAATAGGGTCACCAACATTATCGCCAGGCGATAATCTTTCAACAACACCGCCAATTGGCCCACAATAATAGGGTAAATACAATATGAGCCAATTAGAAAAAAACTTATATAAACGTGTAGTAGTTAAACCTAACATAAAAAAGTCTGTAGACGGTAGAACTTACCGAGGATTTTCTACTACTTCTAATAATCCAAAAAACTTTGGTTTATACGACTACGATTTAATTAAACAAGATTTAATAAATCATTTTCATATTCGTCAAACAGAAAAGTTAAGTGACCCAACATTTGGAACAATTATATGGGATATTTTATTTGAACCATTTACTAGAGAAGTGCAAGAAGCAGTAGTTAACGATGTAACACGAATAGTAAACTATGACCCAAGAACAAAGATAGATAAAATTCTAGTAGATACATTTGATCAAGGTATTCAAGTTGACATAACACTTACGTTTTTACCGTATAAAATACAGGATCAGTTACGTTTTAAGTTTGATAAAGAGAATGGATTATTAAGCTAAAATAATATACGCACTTTTTTCATTCAGATAAATATCATTAGTAAACAAGGAAACGTACATGTCTGCAACTGATAGGCAGTCAAGGCTACTAGTAGCTGAGGACTGGAAAAGAATTTATCAATCATACCGTAACGCTGATTTCCAAAGTTATGACTTTGATAATCTTCGTCGCACAATGATTAATTACCTGCGTCAAAACTATCCCGAAGATTTTAACGACTACATTGAATCAAGTGAATATCTTGCGCTAATTGATATGATTGCTTTCCTTGGGCAGAACTTATCATTCCGCATTGATTTAAATGCTCGCGAAAACTTTCTTGAAACAGCAGAACGTAGAGAAAGCGTATTACGTCTTGCACGTATGCTTTCATATAATCCAAAACGTAATCAAGCAGCAAGCGGATTATTAAAAATTGACACAATTAAAACCACAGAAAATGTACTAGATAGTAATAGATTAAATCTAGCAGGTATTACTGTTAAGTGGAATGATCAAACTAACTCAAATTACTTTGAACAATTTTTGAAAATCTTAAATTCTGCACTACCATTACAAAATGCAATTGGAAATCCACTAAAAACTGAAACTATTGCCGGAGTAGTAACGCAAAAATATAAATTTAATGGAACATCAACATCTCCTGCAATATACCCGTTTTCTAAAAGAGTTGAAGGGATAAACACACGCTTTGAAGTTGTAAGTAGTGATATTGTAGGAGAAAATATTATTGAAGAAGCTCCACTTCCTGGCAATAGTCCGTCAATGCTATTTAGAGATGACGGCCAAGGCGCAGGCAGTGCTAATACAGGTTTCTTTATGTCGTTTGTTCAAGGAAGACTAGACTCCGGAGCATTTAATGTTAGCAATCCAACACCTAATCAATCAATTGCTATCGATGCAGAAAATATTAATAATAATGATGTTTGGTTATTTGGTTTAAATTCATCAGGATTTGAAAACCAAGCATGGACTAAAATAGACTCCGTTGAAGGTAATAATGTTGTATATAACAGTTTATTCAATAAAACAAAAGATGTTTTTGCAGTAACTACTAGGATTGGCGATAGAATCAATTTAGTCTTTAGTGACGGAGTTTTTGGAAACCTACCATCAGGAGACTTTAAAGTTTATTATAGAACTAGCTCAGGACTAAGGGCTGTAATAACACCTGCTGCGATGGGCACAATTCAAATAGAAATACCTTATCAAACTAAAAAAGGCACTAAAGAAAAATTAACAATAGGATTAAAATTAAACTATACAGTTAGTAACGGTACTTCCTCAGAAACAAACGAAGAAATTAAAGCAAATGCTCCTGCAACATACTATACACAGGATAGACTAATTACAGGCGAAGATTACAACATTGGTCCACTTGCAGTAAGTCAGGAAATTATTAAAACTAAAAGTACTAACAGAATATCTAGTGGCATAAGTAGGTATTTTGACTTAAAAGATGCAAGTGGAAAATACTCAAATACTAGTTTATTTGTAGATGATGGTATTATTTACAAAGAAGAATATCAAGAAAAACAATCTTTTACCTTTGCAACCCAAACAGATATTGAAGGTGCAATTTATAATATTATTGAAGAAATAATAAAGTATTCAAATAGTAAAAACTTTTACTTGTCAAAGTATCCAAAAATTATTGTTAGTGACTTAAATGCTTCTTGGAATGCTAAAACTTCACAAACTAACAATTACACTGGTATTTTTCAAGACACAAGCTCAACGCCATATCCTGTAGGAGAATTTACTGCTAATAGTCTTAGACTAATAGAACCAGGAACAGTAATAAAATTTGTACCACCTTCGGGTAAACATTTTATGGCAGATGGTACATTAATGGACGATTCCGGTACTGATCATTTTGGAAAAACTATGTACAAGTGGGTTAAGGTGTTATCAGTAGAAGGTGACGGAACATCGTTATCGACAGAAACAGGAGATGATGAATCTAGCAGAGCAAGTATTACGCTAAATGACTTTATTCCAACAGGTTCATTAATTGAACAAATTATACCAAAATATTCTCTAGCATTAATTAACGATATTAAGACACAACTTATTGATCAGGCATTTGAATTTAGAAACTTTGCTTTACGATATGACAATTATGATAGGCAATGGAAAATTGTATTAGCACAAGATGTTAACACAATTAATGATTTTGCAATAGGTAAAGCTGGCGATACTTCTGGCGATAATCTTGATGCTAGTTGGATGATGTATTTTAAAACAGATGGACAAAAGTATACTATTACATATAGACAAATGCGTTATGTAATGGAAAGCGAAAATGAAATACGTTTCTTTTTTGATGGAGCAGATAAAATTTATGATCCTTCTACAGGAAAGGTTATTCGTGATAAAGTTGATATTTTAAATATCAACCGTAAGCCTGGAGAATTAATTCCGTTTACAAGAGACTTTTCTTGGACAATTACGGATCAGTATAAAGATGCCGAAGGATATTTAGATAGTCGTAAAATACAAATACAATTTATTGACTTAGATGATGACGGTGTATTTGATGACCCGGATATTTTTGAACAAATAGTCGGAGAATCTGACACATCGGTTCCAATCACTGAAAGAATTGTATTTCAAAAAATATATACTACATCAGACGGTGTACAAGATTTTAAATTTTTTAATAATTTAAATAATGAAATAATCATTGTCCAGAACGAGTCGGCAATAGCTCCGTATAGTACCCGTTTAGAAGGACAAGTATTCTATTTACAGGATGAGCAAATATTTAGAAAATTAAATAAAACTTTAAACAATACTCAAATCAATACCGACTACAAAGCATTCTTCGGCCGTTCAAATTTAAAATTTCATTATGTACATGTTGCAGATGGTAATTATAGAATTGATCCAAGTTCAAGTAATATTATTGACACTTATCTATTAACTAAAACATATGATAGAGAACTAAAACAATATATTTCAGGACAATTACCAGTTGAACCTAGACCGCCAAGTAATGACCAGTTACTTAGAAGTTATGGCAATGAAATTTCTAAAGTTAAAAGTATAAGTGATGACATCATTTATCATCCTGTACGCTATAAAATATTGTTTGGGTCAAAAGCTCCAGCAGATTTACAAGTTAAATTTAAAATAGTTAGAAATAAAAACTTAGTTGTTAATGACAATGAATTAAAAGCAGATATTATTGACGAAATAAACAGATTTTTTGATATTGAAAATTGGGACTTTGGAGAAACATTTTATTTCCAAGAACTTAGTGCGTACATTATGAACAAACTATCCCCAAGATTAGTTAGTTTTTTAATAGTTCCTCGCCAAACTACACAAACATTTGGTAGTCTTTTTGAAATAAAAAGTGAAGCAGACGAAGTGTTTACAAGTGCAGCAACAGTAAGTGATGTTGAAACTATAGATGAAATTACAGCAACACAACTACAAGCAGCAGGAAATGTAATTAGTTCTGTTCCGAACGCAGTAACAACAGGAATTGTATCAACAAATTCAATTAGTAGTAGCTCAAGTAGTAGCTCAAGTAGTAGCTCAAGTAGTAGCTCGAGCGGTAGTAGTAGCGGCGGAGGATATAGTTACTAATGGCATACAATGATGATCAAAATGCGTCTCCACTTCCGGTGCCGGGACAAGATAAAAACATTACGGCAAGTGATTTTTTACCTTCTTTCTTTAGAACAGCAGCTAACAAAAAGTTTTTACAGGCAACACTAGATCAGTTAATACAACCAGGCGTTGCAGAAAAAATAAATGGCTATTTTGGTAGAACAACTGCTAAAGCATTTAAGCCTACTGACAATTATGTAGACGATGTTAGCAGTGAAAGGAAAAATTATCAATTAGAACCAGCAGCGGTTATTAAAGATGATTACGACAATGTAGAATTTTATAAAGATTACAATGATTATATTGGCCAACTTGGTGTTTTCGGCGCCAACACACAAAATCATAGTAGATTAAACACACAAGAAACTTACGGATGGAATCCAAATATTGATTGGGACAAATTTGTAAATTTCCGTGAGTATTACTGGATGCCAAACGGCCCTCTTAGTATCCCAGTAAGAGGTCAAAGTAGAGAAGTTGTTAGTACCTATACAATTACAACAGAAGATCAGGGCGATAATATTGCTTACGTTTTTAACGACGGACTAACAAGAAATCCAACACTTAAATTATATCGTGGACAAAAATATCGCTTTGAAATTGATACACCTGGGCATCCCATTGCATTTTCGATCTCAAGAACCTTTACTCCTGGTAGCTCAATACTAACTGCTGGCAATGAAGGAATTAGAGGCCAAGGCCTTTTTGATGCAGTATTATATGGTAACGAATATGACCAAGGCGAATATATTGTATTACCGTCTAGCGGTAGTGTAACATTTGAAGCTGACGATAATGTTAGCACACTGTATCCAGACGGAATTCGTAAGTTAGGAGAAGACGGTGAAGAAGTAGCAGTTGCTTATATTGAAAAAGGAACTATAGAGTTTACTATTCCTGCAAATTCGCCTGAAAGATTATATTATATTAGTAAAAATGAAATTGATACTAGCGGATTAATTAAAATTTATGATATTGAAGAAAATAGCTTTTTAAATGTTACTGATGAAATTCTAGGTAAAAAATACTATAAAAGTGCTAACGGTGTTGAGTTATCAAATGGAATGCAAATTAGATTCCAAGGTGATACTGATGATATTATATACAAAGAACATAACTGGTATGTAGAAGGCGTCGGCGACAAAATTAAATTAATTAAAGATCAAGACCTAATTATTCCAGCTGTGTATAGTGAAAACAAAGTTGTACCTTTTGATAGCGAAGAATTTGATACCTTGCCTTTTTCAAATGCAGGCAATTATGCTACACAAAAAGATTATATTGTCATTAATAGAGCTAGTCCAGATAGAAATGCGTGGAGCAGATATAATTGTTGGCATCATAGAGATGTAATTTTAAAAAGTTTTAGTTTTAACAAGTTAGCAGAAAATTTAGATGAATCTAAAAGAGCCTCTCGTCCTATTATTGAATTTGAAGCCGGACTAAAATTAAACAATTTTGGTGCATATGCTAAACAAGATGTAGATTTAATTGATACGTATACTACAGATGCATTTAGTATGATAGAAGGTCAACTTGGATACAATATAGACGGCGTTGATTTAGCTGACGGAATGAGAATTTTATTTACTGCTGATACAGATGTGCTTGTTAATGGAAAAATATTTCAAGTAAAATTTGTTAGAATTGGAAACAATAGACAGGTTTCGTTAATTGAAACAGCAGACACTACACCGCTAGATCTTGAAACTATTTTAGTTACACAAGGCCAAGTAAATGCAGGTAAAAGCTATCACTATCACAATAATACATGGGTAAAGGCACAAGAAAAAACAAAAACAAACCAGCAGCCACTTTTTGAAGTATGCGATGTTAATGGTAACAGTTTTTCGTCTACAACATATTACCCGCAAACAAATTTTCAAGGAACTAAACTATTTTCATACTTAGAAGGTGAAGGAACATCTGATACTGAATTAGGATTTCCATTATCTTATAGAAATATTGACAATTCCGGCGATATATTGTTTAGTTTTAATTTATTAAGTGATACATTTGAATACGAAGTAGCAAACACAGTGCAAACTAGTGCAATCAGCTCTGGGTATTTAAAGAAGTATAAAAATTTAACAACTTTTAGTTATGCTAACGGTTTTAGTAATACTCCTCAAACATCAAAACAATTTGTTGTTAGAGAATATGCAGCAACTGATACGCAAAAAAATAATTTTAATATTGATGTATATGACAATCCATTTAAAATTACTGATTTAAAAGTAGTAGTATTTGTAAACAATAAAATACAATTATTAACTACAGATTATAATATCAATAAAACAGATCCTGTTGTACAAATACAATTCGTTAACGATTTAAATGTCGGCGATGTTATTAAGGTAAAAACTGATACTAAAACAATAAAAAATCAAAACGGATATTATGAATTTCCCTACAACTTGGAACGCAATCCATTAAATGATGACATTGTGCAATTTACTTTAGGCGAAGTAATTGATCATGTAGATAGTATGTTAGAAGATTTACCAAACTTTACTGGTAAGTTCTTAGGTGCAAATAATCTACGTGACCTTGGAGAGTTAGATCAATTTGGCAAACGCTTTGTAAAGCATAGTGGTCCAATTAATCTTCCTTTGTATCATATTACAAACAAAGAATATAATATTGTCAAAGCATTAAAATATGCTAAAAATGAATATGCACGTTTTAAAAGAACCTTTATTGATACCGCTACAAATCTAGGGTATGACGGAGCAACAAAAACTCATGTAGATTTAATATTGGCTGAAGTAAACAAAGATAAAATAAAATCACAACCGTTTTATTTCTCTGATATGATACCTTATGGTTCTTCTAATAGGATTGAATATGCAGTATTAGATCGTAGAACACTAGACTACCCGTTAACTGAAACTTTTACACTAAAAGATTTAACTCCAAAAGGTTTATTAGTCTATCTTAATGGTACTCAAATAACATACAACAAAGATTATAACTTTGATAATGCTGGCTACATAACTATTGATGCAGGACAGTTAGAAAATGACATTATTGAAATTTATGAATATGAGTCATCTGATGGGTCATTTATTTCACCAACACCTACTAAGTTAGGGTTATATCCTAAGTATAATCCAATGTTAACAATTGACGACACAGTACAGCCCACAGTACCTGTTAATAATTCTACCGGACCATTTAAAGTTTACGGACAAATTGAAACTAGTACTAAGTCTATTTTAGGTATTGAGCAAGGACTTGTAGGCTGGACATATCCGTTATATACGTCTAGGTCAGATGCAAAAGAAGCATCTACAGATTCTACTGCTAAGACTATAACATTTGAAGGATTAAATAGATTATTTTATATTCCTAATACAAATGATACAGCAGTAATAGCCGGCAATGATGATGCTGAAGTAACTGAATACGATTACGGAGTTGCATTTATTATAGGACACGATGGTAGTCGTATAAAGGCATATAAAGATTTTAGAGATAATTTATTAATTGAATTAGAAAAACGTATTTTCAACAATATTAAAGTTGACTATTCTAATTTGAGACTAGATATAGATCAGTTTATTGGTGGCGAATTTAAAACGTCTAATTTTACAAAACAAGAAATAGATAGAACATTGCTACCAGATTTTCAACAATGGATTCAATCAAATCTAAATAATCAAAATTATACTAATAACACGTTTTATAATAGGGGCAACGATTGGACTTTTAATTATACAGATACACTATCTCCAAACGGAAATACAAATCCTGGATTTTGGAGAGGCATATATCGACATGCATATGATACAGACCGTCCGCACAGTCATCCTTGGGAGATACAAGGATTTAGTATAAAACCGTCTTGGTGGAATACTGTATACGGTCCTGCTCCGTATACAAGTGATAACTTAATACTTTGGAAAAATATTGAAGAAGGAAAAATAGCAAATCCTTCTAATGTTACATTTGATCTAAATTATGCTAGACCAGATATAACCACACATTTGCCAGTTGATTCACAAGGAAAATTATTATCGCCGTTAGTATCAGGATACGCAAATGATTTTATATTAAATAGTGCTACAAGAAATTTTAAATTTGGTGATTTTGCACCTATTGAAAATGCATGGCGTAATAGTTCAGAATATCCCTTTGCTGTTATGATAGCAATGTTAATAAACCAACCAGCTAAAACAATGGGTCTTGGGTTTGATGTATCGAGAATAAAAAGAAATCTAAGCGGACAATGGACATATACACAAACTAACAAACAGTTAGTTTTAAAAGATCTTGTATTGCCTAATACTACTAACTCGGATTCACGAGTTATGACATCTGGCTTTGTAAACTACATTTATAATTTAGTTGCTAGTGATGTGTTAACAGTTTATGATGACTATAGAACTAATTTGCAAAATTTAACAAATCAAATTGGTATTAAAATTTCAGGATTTACAAGCAAAGAAAATTTTAATTTAATATTAGATAGTAGATCACCAACACAATCCCTTGCCCGTGACGGCATATTTGTTCCACAAGAAAATTACAAAGTATTCTTAAATACTAGTAGTCCAAAGACATTGTTAACATACAGTGGTGTATTAATAGAAAAAGCTACAAACGGGTATGTACTCAGCGGATATAGTTTGCAACGACCGTATTTTGAATATTACAAAACAGTTAGCGGCGCCGCCTTTGTAGAAGTTACCGTAGGTGGAAAAAGCGAAAAAGCTTCACTTTACGCCAATAACACTCAATATTTTGTTGGCGAGATAATATCCACCGGCAATAGTTTCTTTAAAGCTACAAATGATTTTAAGTCTACTGCCGGTGAAGCAGGCCAAAAACTATTTGATGATAATACAGTAAAACTTCCAAAATTACCAACTACTGGCGGCAGAACAGCAAAATTTAAAAAGAATTTTAGAACTGAAGTTTCAACGTTACCATACGGAACAAAATTTGATACAGTACAAGAAACTGTTGACTTTTTATTAGGATACGCAGAAAGACAATTAGACTTAGGATTTGAATTTAATAAGTTTGATAACGAAGCTAATGTTGTTGAAGATTGGAAGCAGTCGGCTAAAGAGTTTATGTATTGGACCACGCAAGGTTGGGCATCTGGTGCATTAATAGCAATAAGTCCATCAGCTAATCAGTTACGAGTCAAATTAGATTATGGTATAATTGATAGTCTAGCAGATGAGTTTTATGGGTACAGTTTACTCAAAGCATCTGGGGACTTTTTAGATTCATCCTTTAGTAGTTTAATAAGAGACGAAAACTCATTTGGTGTTTCGATAGAAGGAACTGATGACGGGTTATATCATGTGTCATTACCGGTAGTACAAAAAGAACATGTTGTATTGCTTGATAATAAAACAATATTCAACGATTTAATATATAATCCAAGTACTGGTTATAGACAAGAAAGAATACGTGTTAACGGATATAGATCAGATAACTGGAACGGCGGACTAAACATTCCTGGATTTGTTTATGATGATGCAACTTATGGTGACTGGGAACAATGGAAAGATTATAAAATTGGAGATCTTGTAAAATACAAACAGTACTACTACGTAGCACTAAGAAATGTTATTGGTACTGAATTATTTAATTCTAACTTTTGGTATAGATTAAATGAAAAACCAGAGTCAGAATTAATACCAAACTTTGATTATAAAATCAACCAATTTGCAGATTTTTATGATTTAGATACTGATAATTTTGATAGCGAACAACAACGAATGGCTCAGCATTTAATTGGCTATCAAAAGCGCCAATATCTTGCCAATATTATTAATGACGATGTAAGTCAGTATAAATTTTATAGAGGTGCAATAGCAGACAAAGGCACAATGAATGTGTTTACTAAACTGTTTAGTGCATTAGGTGATACAACAGATACATTAGAATTATACGAAGAATGGGCAATACAGTCTGGTAGATTTGGCGCTATTGAAGATATTCAACAAATTGAATTCCAACTCGATGATAAAAAAATGCAAGACTCTCCACAGGCATTTGAACTTGTTAACACATTGCCTAGCAGTAACCTAAACAATATATATAGGATATTGCCAGGAGAAGTGTATAGTAAACCTGCAGATTATGTAAGCGAACCATTTCCAACTAAGGTATTAGATGAAGAATTTGTTAAAACAGCTGGTTATGTAAGCGAAGAAGATGTTGATTTTGTTGCAGGAGATGTTACTACATTATATAACGTAAATATAAATCAAATTGGATTAGGTCAAACAATATGGATTACAAACACAGCTACTGACTCCTGGGGAGTTGCGAAACTAAGCTCAAAGAACGTACATATAACAGAGTTAACTAAAGTAATTACGATTACTAATAAGACACCAGCAGCTAATTTTATATTTTTAGAAGTTACTACTGATAAATGGATAGACGATATTTACGAGGTAGATAATTATATTGGATTTAAGGCAGCTGGCAAACAAGGATTACTGGGATTATACAGAATTAGAGAAAGAAGCTTTAACAAAATTGTAGTCGAAGCCCCACTTGACAACGATATTACACCATTTACTGATGAAGAAGTCCCTTATCTTATAGTTAATCTTAGTGACAGCAGGGTTGCTTCAGTTGCAGAGATTAGCGAAGAAATTGGACAAGATATAGTTAAAAATCAAAAAGTGTGGGTTGACAAGTACGATGATGATTGGGCAGTACTACAAAATAATCCAGTTTATAGTATGCAAGAAACTTTAGTAAATCCTGCAGATTATGATAGTACTGATCAAGGATTTACTGATAGTATTGCTGTAACTAAAAATAATAATAATTTGTTTATCTCAGCACCGGGCGCCGGCAACGGAGAAATATCTGTTTATAAAAGATCAAGAGATGTAGCAAATTTAAATTTTGAACAAAAAATAACTATTGACGAAACGCAAATGTTCACACCAACTAATAGCGACTTTGGTAAAAGTATTGATGTTTCACCAGACGGAGAATACTTGGCAGTTGGTATTCCAAAAGCCAGTAATGTTAAAACTAAGTTAGCATATAAAACTAATGGAGATGGAGAATTAACATTTGATTATCAACCAGATGCAACATATGTTAAAAATGATATTGTTCGATATAGAGAAAGTTTATGGAAAGCTAATAGAGAAATTTTACCACAAATTGCCGCCCAACAGTTTTCAACATTTGATTCTTACACTAATTTAGCAAATGCTGCTGATGCTGATAGTACTACACTAAATTTACTAGTTGCAGGTAATCCCGGATTACCAAATTATCCTAATATAGATCATATGTTAATACGTGCTCCGAAAGACATGTACTTAGGTACTGCAATAGGCGATAAACTTAGTCTATTTTGGAATCAACGTAGTTTCACATATCCTACAATAGATAATTATATTCCCTTTGACGGAGAAATACTAGAACTTAATGCTGCATTTATTACAGCAGAACATACTATTTTAGAAAAAGTTGATCATATTATGTATGTTGATACTTTTGTGACATTACCTACAGTTGGACAAAGAATAACTACAGACACAGGTAGTGCCGAAGTAGATTACGTTGCATTTAAATCTGATAGCGCAGTAATATACCTTAAAAATTCAAATGGTATTTTTGATATTAGTGGCGAATTATATATTAATGATACAGACTTTGTAGGATTTTATACTGAAGAAGACACATATTCTACATCATCATCAGTTGCAGGCTACTGGAAAATTGCAACTCCGGCATATAACAATAACTCTCGATATTATGATGTGGGTAGAGGATTAGTGTATGCTGATGTTAAGAAACAAGATTCTGTACGTGACACTAATTTATATTATAATGTACAAGCTACAGTGGGTGATATTGGTGTATATGTAACGAATAAAAATAGAGTGAGCTTTTTAAGCCACTTATCGTATAGAGGTGATCCGTCAGCAGCAGATGCACAAGACGGTGTTGAAGCAGATCAGCCTAGTAATAAATGGATAGTAAGAGTTGGTAAACAATATTCTGATAGTCTTACTATTGGAGCAACCCCCAACTTTGATCTATATCAACTTGACAACAGGGTAATCGATGTTGAAAGCGCAGGACTATCTTACGATATTTTAAATAAACAGCATACCATTATTGATATATGGGATGGTTATATTGATATGACCCTTAGTGAGTTTGATTTTAATGGGTTTGCCTTCCAACCGCAAGTCGGTGATATAATTGAAGATGTGCAAGTGCCTGCAGACGGACAAGGCGGGTTAGCTTTGACAACCATTAGTACAAGTACTGCACAAGTTGTTTTTGTACAGCGTAACTTTAACAACATTCGAGTATATGTAAAAGTATTAACTGGAGATTTTAGTGAACAGTCTAATATTGGCAAATATAATATTAGAAGAAAAGCAAATACAATTCTTCGAGGACAAGCAGATTCAGACCGTGTTGTTGCTACAATAGATGATGTAAACAATAATATTGTATTACAAACTAGTTTAGTTGGAAAATTACTAGTATTTGAACATACTAGTAATTTTGATATAGTTGCCAATCCTGAAATTATTGATGAAGAATATGCATTCTTTACTGAAATATTAGAACCAGGAATTGCACGAGCAGCAAATCCTCCTTATAGCTTAAACAAGGATTATACACAAGTTTATAATATTCCTGCGTTGGATCAAGGAACCACTAACAGTTTAACAAACGAAGGCGCTGTTGCAATTTATAGAAGATTGAATAACGGAGGATATAGATTTCAAGACCTATTCGTATCCGAACATAGAGAAAACAATAAACAATTTGGTAACAAAGTAAGACTAGTCCAATCAGGCAATTATTACACGTTGTTAATAGGTAGTAAAAGTCAAGGCGGCAATCCTGGGTCAATTGAAATATTTAGACACGGAGTTTCACCGCAAGAATCCTTTGCTGGAGTTTATAGAAGGCAAGTATACAGTAAAGGTGATATTATTCTTTATAAAGACGACTATTATATTGCAATAAAAGATGTACCAGAAACAATGAATGATGTATTAAATTCTATATACTGGAACAAAATTAGCTGGCGCCACGGAAAAGATGCTGAGTTTATGGGAGAATTTGATAATACATATTCTTACAAAGCGGGTAATGTTGTTTCTTATAATAGCAATTTGTGGAAAGCAGTAACTAATATTGATATTGGAGCAAATAATCCTTCAAATACAAATAACTCTTGGATATCAGTAAGTACTAAAATTGATTATTTGGGTTATCTGCCAAATATTACGGCAAACAATTTTTATGGTGAAGAAACATTTAATCCACAAGAAGAAGTATTAGAGTTTAGTGAAAATTTTGACGTAAGCGACGATTCAAATGTATTAGTGGTAACGGCAAAAATAAATGGACAAGATAGTACTACAGATGCTAGAGTAATTGTTTATAGAGAAGTTGATAACAAGTATGTAGTTTCTCAAGTTATTTCAGCACCAAATACAAACATTGAAAATAACGGAATTGTGTTTAATGATGAGGCTTGGGCAAAGGCAGTGTCACTAAGTCCATCCGGAACACAAATAGCAATTAGCTCTCCGTTAAATGACAATGCTAAAATTAATCAAGGCGAAGTGTATGTTTGGACACAAAACGATGCTGGCGTATTTGAATTAACACAAACTCTTACTCCGCCTAATAACGAAGAAAGTGAAAAGTTTGGATATAGTATAGATTTTGGACAAGACGATTTACTTGTTTCAAGTTTAAATGGTGATCAAAAAATTCCAACAACGTTTGATTTTACGGTATATTCCGCAACAGAAGACACTGTAACAACGTTTGATAAAAACTTTACTAGTTTTAGAAACACAAAACTAGATAAAGGTGTAGTTTATGTTTACGAAAATGTTAACAAAACATTAGTATATGGCGAACAATTTGTATATCCACTAACCCAAACTATGTTTGGAGAAAATGTATATTCAGTAGGCAATCATGCATATATTGGTGTTCCACAGCAGTATGTTGACGGACGTGATCATCGAGGAATATTAATCGATTATAGAAAACCGCCTAATACAAAATCTTGGAATGTAATAAGTCAAGGTAGTACGCCGGTAAATATTGAACAATTTGCAGGCGCATTTATATATAATAAGCGTTCAAATAGAATTGTTTCTTATATAGACTATATTGATCCTATACAAGGTAAAATTGCTGGTCCAGCAGATCAAGAAATATCATATAAATTACCTACAGATCCTGCTATGTATAATACAGGATTAACAAGCGATCCACTTGTTGATCCAGCTATAGCCTGGACAAACAAACCTGTTGGAAAAGTTTGGTGGGATTTGAGTAAAGCTAAATTTGTTAATCCTTATCAGGATACAACTACCTTCCAAAAAAATAACTGGAATAAGCTAACACCTGGTGCAACAATACTTATTTGTGAATGGGTCGAATCAGCATACTTACCAGACACTTGGGACCAGTTATCTGGTACTCCGAAAGGGTACACTAATGGTGTAAGTGGTACTTCACTATATGGTAATACTAGATTTTCGTCAAAAATTGTATATGACGAAACAAGTAAAACATTTGGTAGATTATACTACTTTTGGGTCACTAATAAAAGAACTATTCCAGTTGGCAGAAATATTAATACTATTGGTATTGCTGAGTTGATTGCTAATCCTAGAACCCAGGGATATAAATTTATAAGTTTCTTAGGAAAAGATAAATTTGTTCTTAATAATTGTGATGATTTAATCAACGGTACTGATAGTGTACTGCAAATTAAATATCATACTTCTAATAAGACTACTCAAAACTATCACAATCAATATAAGTTGTTTGCTGACGGCTCACCTGATAGTGTTCCGGATCAAGATTTAGAACGTAAATGGTTTGACAGTTTAATTGGTTTTGATATTGCAGAAAGAACAATTCCAGATCCTAATATTCCATTAAGTATGCGATACGGTATACAATCAAGACCGCGTCAAAGTATGTTTGTTAACAGAATAGAAGCGTTAAAACAAACTATTGAACGAATCAATTTAGTGTTAAAACAAAACTTAATTACTGACGAATATAACCTATCAAACTTGTTAAAGAAGGATGACATACCTACAACTATTTCACAGCTATGGGATATAAGTGTTGATAGCATAGACGAATTAGAGTTTATTAGTACGAATAAAATACTTGATGCACAATTAACACCAATTGTTGTCAACGGTAGAGTTGCAAGAGTTAGAATAGATAATCCAGGTCGTGGATATAAGTCTGCACCAAAAGTTACAATTACTGGCACAGGCAAAGATGCAGTTATTGATCTTACAATTAATAATTTAGGACAAGTTACTGAAGCACAAGTAATTGATGATGGATCTGAATATAATGATCAAACAACAATTAATGTTAGACCATTTACTGTGCTAGTAACTTCAGATATTGAAATTAATGGCAAGTGGGCACTGTATTCTTTTAATAACGCAACTAATACATGGTATAGAAAAGCTCTGCAAAGTTATGATACAACAGCTTATTGGGAGTATACTGATTGGTATGCAGACGGATTTAATCAATTTACTCCAATTACAACTAGCATTGAAGGATCGTATCAACTATTTCCATTAGAAGTAAACATTAATGATGTTGTTAAAATTAATAATGTTGGATCAGGCGGTTGGTTATTATTAAGAAAAGTTGCCAATGAAGATACAGAAGACTATACGGTTAATTATGAAACTATAGGTAGACAAAACGGTACAATACAGTTTAAAGAAAATGTGTATAACTATAATCTAAACTCTGTTGGATTTGACAATAGACGATTTGATAATACTTTTTATGATATTAATCCCTCTACAGAAATAAGAAATATTTTAGAAGCTATTAGAGATAATATTTTTATAGGTAGCTTAAAAGTTGAATATAACCAGTTGTTTATGTCAACAATAAGATATGTATTGGCTGAACAATCTAATGCAGATTGGTTGTTTAAAACTAGTTTTGTAAAAGCCAAACATATTAAAGGAACACTTAATCAAAATGACATAACGTTTAACAACGATAACTTACAAAGTTATCAAGATTTTGTAGAAGAATTTAAACCATATAAAACTAAACTAAGAGAATTTGTAAGTAATTACGATGTACTTGATAATACTAGTTCGTTAACAACAGATTTTGATTTAAGTCCGGCATATAGCACTGAAACAAAGCGTATTGAATCAAGTGTTGCAAGAATACAAGATGGTGTTATCGTTGAACAAAATCTTGATACAGATATTAATCCACGCCAAAATTGGAAGAATAATATTGGACAACAAATTGTTGAAATTAAAATTGGCGACGGAGGCAGTGGCTGGACATTTGAACCAATTGTTAAAATACAAGGCGGCGGAGGAACAGGAGCCGAAGCAAAAGCATATCTTGGCTACGGAAAAATAACACATATTGAAGTTACTGAACCTGGTAGCGGATATACAAGTGCGCCCACTGTCGTAATTGAAGGCTCACAGATTGACAACAGTACTCCTGCAAAAGTAACAGCAGTATTAGGCGGCGGATTAGTAAGATCAACTAAAGTAGCAATGAAGTTTGATAGAAATGCTGGATCTTATACTTTTGATACACTTGACGAAACAGAAACATTTACAGGTACAGGAGCTAGAGTAAGATATGATCTAGGCTGGCCTATGGATCTTGATATAAAGAAGGTTGAAGTTTACATAGACAATACACTACAGTTACGTAGTAAATATACCTTTACTAATATTGAAGATAAAACTAAAACATATAATAGGGAAAAGGGTAGAATTACATTTACTAAACCGCCTGCATTGAATGCTACAATTCAAGTCAAATATAAAAAGCCTATAAGTTTATTAAGTGCTGAAGATAGAATTAAATTTGCATATCAGCCAGGACAAAATATGTTTGGTAAAGAGTTGTCGCAGTTATTAGACGGAATTGATTATGGGGGAGTAGAAATACGTAGTTTTGATTTTTCCGGGCCATCAGGTTGGGATACACAAGGCTGGTATACTGATAATTGGGACGTATTTGAAAATACTTTTGAAGATGAAGTGTTTACAGCAGACGGATCAACAATTGCAGTACAATTAAATGCTCCTTTAGAAAATAACGTTGTTTACAATTTATATAAAAATGGTGTGAGAATTGACGCACCTGATTTTGTAGCAGGGACAGATGAAATTCCTGGAACATCAGCTACAAATGTTAATGCAATTACAAATAGCATTATAGGTGACGGCATAACAGATACAATTTTGGTACAAGATTTGGGTATAAGTCTATTAGACGGAGATGTATTTGTTGTAAGAAAATCGTCAAGTGATGGATCAATAGGTCTAGACCCAACAAGTTATGATACACAAATTAACGGCGGAGATTTAGTATATTCAACAGCCACTGGTTTAAATGCCGAAGACATTGTTGTAGACGGTGACGGATTTGTTACACCAACAACATCTAAAGGTCCAGAAGAACTTGTACCAGGACAAATACTTGATACTTTAGATATTAAAGTTTATACTAGAGATAGTGACGGACAAGGTCAAATCTTTAGCCAAAGCTATATTATGGATAGCACATTAACTTATAGTCTTGGTGTACTGCCAAGCACAAGTAATGCAGTATTTGTAAAATTA